ATTGCCTTTGGTTTGCAAAAGCTTTAGTTGCCGCATAAATATTATTGTCACTATAATTAATAAAGTTAGCAAATGATATACCCTGTAATAGAGCAGATCTGATGTTAATAAACATAGTAACACCCACACTATTAGTCCACCAGTCCGCAAACTCACTAATATATTTAGGAGCATCTTTTCTCCTATTTATACCGGTTCTCATTCTGCTGATACTATCTTTTAAAGCAACTAAAAAAGTTTTTCCATAGAGCATCTCTATTTTATTTAAAGTATCTTGATCAAATGTAGCTTTAATATTTTCATCCCATTTTTTTAAAACCTCAGCTCTTATTGTTTGGGCTATATTTGTTTGTAAATCATATTTTATAGTTCCCGAAACCCACGCATCATTTGGCTTTATATAGCCTTTTGATATTCTTAGTTCTAAAGTTTTATTGGCAAGTATTTCTAGTTCAGGATTATTTTTAACATGCGCCAACATCTTTTTTAAATCTGTTTTAGTTACACCAGGCACTTCCATTTTTAATTTTGTCCACATATAAACCCTCACGGCCATTTCTTTTGTATAAATAGAACCTTTTTCAATTTTTTCATTTAAAGGGTTGTCTATTAAACCAAATTTATTACGCCTAGGTTTAATTGTTGGTAATGAATTTATTAATGCCTTATAATCCGCCAAAATTCTTACTCTCGCAGTTGAAAGCTTAGTTAATGCTTCATTAAAAACATCATCAAAATTTTCTTTATACCATGCTTTTTGTGCTTCGCCTTCTCTTGCTTTGCCAAAAAAGCTGTATATTAATCCTGTAAAATCTCTTGCCTCTGGGTATACAAATAAATTTTTAAAAAAGTTAGTGTCTTTTTGTGCTTTTTCTCCTCTTATTGTTGCTTCAGCTTTTGTAACTCTTTTTTGTGTTGGTGTGCCTTTTTTATTTTCCAACATTCTATTTAATTCTAATTTAAGATTTTTACCGCTGTACTTTTTCTTTTTTATTGCATCAACTTCGGCATCTAATTTATCAGCTTTTGAAAGAACTGGTTTTTTCTTACGTCTAGAAAAATCTAAAGAAATCTTTTTTGCTTTTTGTTGTTGATTAAATAAATTTTCATTAATAATTTCCCCATTTATATCAACATTTAATTCTTGCATTAAAGTTTTACCCGTCTGAGGATTAATTAAATTATTAGGATTTATACCAAAGTTACCATCATTATCAACTATTTGAGCAATAACATAGTTAAAATATCTTTGCCACCAATAATCTTCACTTATATTCCAAACGTCTTCTATAGACATTTGTTGTGATAATCCAGCTTTACCAAGCATTTCATTATTAACTTTTGATACAGCTATAAGTTTATAATTATCTTTTAATGCTTTAAAATCAGTTTCCCAGTTTCTTTTTGTATCTAAAGCGGAATCCATCAAATATCTAAAAGCACTTACCTGAGTTAAAGCATGTTCAAAAACTATAGGCCCTTTTGTTTTTTTATCTATATATAACAATTCAGCCCCTAATCTATGATAATGATTTAAATTCTTTTGCGTATTTTCAAGCATATGGAAAAAAGCAACAGCTAATTTAGGGTTTTCTCTAACAACTTTGACAATTTCATTCCACATGGTGTCAAAATTACTTAAGTTTCTATCATTATATTTTTTAACAGCACTTTTAGTTGCCTTTTTTCTTACTTCTGTGCCTGTTTTGCCAAATTGATTAGTTGGTTTGGTTTTTATATATTTATCATTCCCTCTTAATGGTTTTAATCCTTCAATTTTTTTAAGCTCTGCTCTTAAATAATCTTTATCCGCTCTACTTAAACTTTTTAAATGTGGCCCTCTACTCCACATATCAGTTCCCCAAAAACCATCTGGCCAGTTACCAACTTCTAATATTGTTTTTACATCTGCAATATATTTTTCTATTCCTTTTCTATCAGTAATTTCATACCAACCATCTTTTACATGCTTATTAAATATTTGCTTGTTCGTTTGTTTAGTATCATTACTAAACATTGCCTCATTCTTCTTGCCTTTAGCAATTGTAATTTTACCTCTTCTTGAAAAACTCATTGGGGATTTTCCATCCGCCATTTCATCAATAATTTTTTGGTTGCTTTCTCTTTTTCTAGCAACATATAATGTTATAGCTTTACCTATTTCAGCTTTAACAGCATCTCTAAATGTTTTTTGATTTCTATTTTTAGGACCCTTAGTTCCAGCCAACTCCCCAAATTTTTGCTCAATAGTTTTGCCATGGTCTTTAGAATCAAATTTTTCTAATGAAGGTATAAATTTATCAAAAGGAATTTTTGCTTGTATAGGATTACCAGCTGCAGTACCCGCTGTCATGTCTGCTCTTCCTCCTTTAACATAAAAGTTATTTCTTATAACGGGTTTTAAACCAGTTGCTGACTTAGTACTACCTTTTATTGTTAATCTTCTTTGGTTTTCAGGAAATAAATTATATATTGTTTCCGCTTTTTCTTCAAAAGTTTTTAATTCTTGTTCAGCTGTTTCGCCAAATATTTTTTGTGTTGTTGATGGCGATGCGTCTTTTGCTGTTTTATAATTAGTTAAATCTACTTTATCTAAATTAGCTGCATATTCATCTTCAATTTCCTGTATTAATTCATTTTGTTCTTCTACAGTTAGATTTTCATCAAAAGTAATTATATCAAGAATAGGATCAATAGTAGGTACAACTTCTTCAATTTCTGACTCTACGTTTTTTAATTCTTTTGTTCTTTCATCAGAAAGACTGATTCTACCTTCTAATTTACTTAATTCTGCTTTAAAAAATCCTTTACCTCTTTTTCTTATAATATCACCAGCGTATGTAGTAAACTTTTGTTTTGCACCAGTTTCAGGATCTGTTTGTTTGTAATTTGTTAATATACTGTTAAAAACATCTGTTAAAAATCCTTTAGCTTTATCAACACCAACTAAGTCTTTTTTAGATATATCATATCCCATCATAGCTAAACCAAATCTATAATATTGATTTACAAAGTCAACTACGTTTTCACTATTTTCAGCTTGATATTCTTCTGCTAATTCTTGTAATGATTTTTCAGGCGTTTTTTCTGCTTTCTTTTTTGATTCAATTAATTCTTTATTAGAAGGTACTTTAGAGGGATCAAATAAGCTGGTTATGTTTTCGCTAAGCTCACCTTTTTCAATACCCTTATTGTACTCTCTTAAAAAATTATAAACACCTCTACCGTTTTTAAAACTAATTTTTTTGAATCCTGCAAATTTAAATACATCAGAAATTATATTGCCTAAACGATTCATTACACCATCATCAAAACTTATTTCTTTTTCCCTTATTAAGTCTGCAAATGCAGTAATATATTCTCTATCGTGTGCTTCTACGTCGTAATTATCATTTAATCTTTCTTGTACTTTATCTTTTTGATTTTTAGTTAGTACTTTTTTAAATTTAGCTACCAATTCAGCTTGTTCTTTAGAATTACCTATTACATTATTTAATATACCATGTAATAATTCGTGACCACCTACATTTACTTGTTCTGTTTTTGAAGCTACATCTTCATTAATAAATATTTTTTTACCTATTATAAATCCTCCAACTTCATTTGATGCTTTAGAATATTTATTTATATTCTTTTTAGATACACCTAATTCTTTTAATCTTTTTAATATTGCTGTTTCATCTGCATAGCTTTCAGTTTCTAAACCAAAAGTTTTACCTTGCGTTTCTACAAATCTTTTTGTAGCGGCTATATTTCTTTTACCGATGTCTTGTTTAAGTTGTTGTTGTTTAGACTCTATATCTAATGTTGCCTTAGATTTTCTACCAACTTTAGCATATTTATCAGCAATTGCGTCAATTTCTGATTGAATACCCCTAAGAGTATTTTTGCCCATAGTTGTTTTAGAATTTAAATATTTTAATTTTTCAAATTCTAATTCTAATAATGCAGCTCTATCCACTGGGTCTGTTACTCTAGCATTTATTTCAGCTGCTAAGCCAGCTTTTATTTGTTGTTCGTTAATTAAATTTTGAACAAAAGGGTCGTTTTCAGCTTCTAAACTCATATCGCCTATGTCTTCAGGAGCTATTTCTAAATACTCTTTTATTTTTTCTTCACTAACGACCTCGCCATTTATTTTGTATATTGATGATTTAAATCCACCTGTTGAAGTGGCTTGCTTTATAATTTGAACAGGAGCAGCACTAAAAGGGCCTGATATACCTTCTAATATTATTTCTTTAGCATCTAATGGTTTTTCTTCAGCAATTAATCCTAATGCTTCACCACCAGCTCCAGCTGCCATTTCTACCATACCACCTGTGGTTGCACCTGCAACATTCGATATAGCTTTACTACCGCCTAATGCTTTTACAGTTTTGTTTGTAGTACCAAAAAGAGATTTTCTAGTCGCAGTACTAGCGGCCCTCATTCCTCTAAATCCTATTAAAGACCCTATACCTTCAACCCATCCAATTGTTTCGCCTCTTAAGGCTGATTTTCTTTCAATATTTTTTACTTTATCCTCATCATTAAATAATTCTCTTAGGTTTTCTAAATTCATTTCTTTACCATCTTCTAATAAAGCATCTTGAATCTGAGTATAATATGAAAGCATTTTTTCCATGTACTCGGCAGACCCTTTACTATATCCAGCAAAAGTCATTAAAGGTATAGAAACTAATTCTTCAGGAAGTACCGCTAAAGGACCAACTTGCCCAAGCCCTGTTGCTAAACCTGCGCCCGCAACAGCTTCTGTAATCCCAGCACCTTGTGTAACTGTTGAAACTCCACTACCAATAATAGATTTAAAAACTTGTGACGATAAACCTGTAATACCTTCTCTTGCAGTTGCCAATAAAGTTGCTTCAAAAGGATTGCCACCATTTTCTACAACTTTGTCATATTCATCGCTCCATTTATTAAAAGCCTTCATACCTTCTAATGATTCGCTATATTCTTTACCGGCTTGTAAAAATATTTGAAAATCTTCATCAGATATTTGATCTTTTGATTTTCCATATAGCCTTTTAAATATTACTTGATTTAATTTAGCTTCTTTAAGTGCTGGATCTACTGATTCTAATATACCTTCAACCGGTAAAAATGAACTAACTTTTTGAACACCTGGAACAAACCCTAAAGCTGTTTTAAATGTATTTGATATAAATTTAAAATTTTCACCTAATCTATCTTTAACACCTTCTTTTTCTTCTTTAACATTTTGAATAGCTCCTTCTGGAATAGCGGTTGTAAAATTTTCTGCAAAATTACTATCTGTCTCTGTATTAACTGTTGTTACATCAGGATGTTTTTTAAGGTAATCATTTATTGACAAGTTAAGATTTCCCGCTGCTTTTGCAATATCATCTTCACTATAAATTACCCCGTCAAATTTATAATCTGGCATATTATTTTATTTTAAAATCCGTAAAATTCTTTTCCAGTTGGATTATCGCTTAATCCTGGTAAATCTTTAGGTTTTCTATATGATTGACTAAATAAAGTTTTCCAATAGGCTTTTGCATCTGCAGACATTTCAGCCATATCCATATATAAATTAAATAAACCGTTTGCGTCACCTATACTATAAGGGATAGCTGTAAAACTACCATCACCCCTTGGATCTATATATAGTTCAGCCTGATCAAAATTCTCCCATACATCTTCCTCGGTTTTTATACTATCATTTTTATCTTGGTTTATTAATGTTGATACAAATTCTTTTTTTGTTAGTATTCTTGCTTTGGAATTTATACCTGCTGCTTTTATTAGATCATTTTTTATTTGTTGTACATTAAAGTTTTTTCTTTTACCTGTAACCCCTGAAAAATCTAGAGCCTGGTTATATGTATTTTCAGTAACCGCTATATCATCCCTAAGAGATTGCCCAAAAGGAAGTTCCTTAGTCTCTAGTTCTTGTTGAGCTTTCCATATTTTATAGGAAGCTGCGTTACCACTTTTAATAGCATCAACAGTCTTTTTAATAATAGCTTCTTTTGCTAATTCTGGATTTGAAATATATAGAGCTCTGTCATCATCAGTAAAAGAGCTAGCAAACATATCATCATACAATATAGATAATATTCTTTCATCACCTCCCTTTTCAATTAACTGTCTTACTTCTCTTTCAATATTACCTACAGTAAGTGAAAAAGCGTCATTTGAATAATCAATACCTTTAATTCCATTTGCTTCTGCGTTTGAATAATATTGACCAATTAAATTTGAATATTCATCATCTTGTTCAAACCAATCAAAGTCTTTTTTAGTAAATCTATATTCTTTATTTTCATGAGTTGTTATATATGTTGGATTGCCAAAATTATCATATTCAACTGTATAATCAAGCTCGTCAGGTAATAATATATTATCTAATGCTCCTTTTTTACCAGCGTCAAAACCTTTAGATATTCTATGATGGTTTTCAGAATATTCTTTACGTCTAGATTGAATCCAAAGTAAATTGTCATTTACATTATTATATGATTGACTAATACCACTTAATTGGTTTTGAATATTCATAAATTCTTGAGAACCTGGTGTGGCTTCAGCTAATAAATTACCTAATTCATAAAATTTACTTTTATTATCAAATGCCCAAGGAATTAAAGATTCTCTTGTTGTATTATCTAATTTAGAAAAATTTATTTCTTCGGGAAATTTATTAAGTATATTAAAAGCTCTTCTATCTATTTCAGCTCTATGTTCTGCCTGGTGCTTAACCATGTCCATTATACTTTTAGTAGTCTTTTGTATACTTTTATCTATAGTATCTACTAAGCCTGTATTAAAACCGCCTGCTGCTAATCTTGCTCCTAATATTAAGTTTTTATCTGACATAATTTATTATTTAAAAAAGTTTACCTCCAGATATTTTATTAGCAGCGAGCGCTCCTCCTACTCCGGCTGCCATATCTGTTAATCCTCCAACTGTAGCAGCGGTTGCATCTTTTCTCGCTTGATCAGCAGCTGCTTTTCTTTGTTGAGCCATACCTAATAAAGTGCTTTGTCTTTCGTAATTCATTTTTTGGGCTTGTTGCTCTCCGCCTGCAATAGCTGCTTGTCTTTGTTGTTCACCTTGTGCACCCATCATTGCGTTTCTTTGTTCTTGTTGGGCTATACTTGCTGAAGCAGTTTGTGCTTGTTGTGCTTGTGTATTAGCCATCGCTTGTGCTAATGCTGCAACTCCACCACCACCAGCAGAAGCAGCCATACTACTCATAATATTTGCCGCGCCTTGCGCACTTTGTTGTGCTGCAAAATCAGCTGCTTGTGTACTAACCGTTAAGTTTGAATATGGGTTAGTAATATTTTTATATGGATTGCTTATATCCATATCTCTAAATGCTTGTTTTTCTTGTTGCATTTCTTTAGCTGCTCTTCTTTGTTCACGTCTTCTTTTACCGCCTCCAAATAAACTAGCTCCAAATTTTATAAGACCACCTACTGCTTGACCAGCCGCTTGTATACCTGCTGCAGCTACTGCTGGTGCTACCGCTGGTACAACCGCCCAATTCATTCCTCCTGAAGGTGCTTCTATTATTAATTTTGATATTTCTACTATACTTTCCATTATATATTTTTATATATTTATTATTACGTATTAACTACTCATACTAATTTCACTTCCAACAGCATATATTTCTTTAACCGCATTTGATGTGTTTTGCATCTTTACAGTTGCGTGGTAACCTAATAACCCACTTGTTTCCCATCTTGCATTTTTAACATAGAATACAAAATATTTAGCAAATGATCCGCTTATAGGTGGTACTGTTGAATATGAAGCGGTAACTGATGTGGATGTAACAGCTGTTACGGCTCCAACTGCTGTAACAACGCTTCCAGTTGGGTGTATAAAATATAATGTATCACCTTTTTGTAAATCTTGTGGTACATTATTTGTAAAACTATATGTAATTGTATTACCTGAATTACCTGTAACAGTATTATATACACCAATACCTTGTACATTTAAAGCTTTAAAATCTATATCAGATACAGTCTCTCCTTTACCTCTTATGTAGTTAAAATATTTATTTTCTTTATTTACAAATGAATCTACTGCTCCATCTTGTTGGTCGGTAACTATACTAGGGCATGTCCACCCTCCATCTCCTTCATAATTTAATGTTCTAAAATTTTTCATATTAGCAGGAGCTTCATTCAAAATAACCTCTACATATGGTGTTACTTTTGAACCATAAAAATTACAAACACTTCCAACATGATGTTCATATATATGACCATTTTTAAAAGTAAAATATTTATTTTGTATACTTCCTCCAGCCTCAGGTATAAAAGACTTTTTACTAGTCCATCCATTTATTGATTCAGAAAAAGAAACAGTACTATTCGCATTTGTAGGGTGAGTACTAATATTATATTGATGTTTTCTAATGTCATAAGAGCCTACCATATATCCAGTATTTGCCGGTAATGCGTCTCTAAAGAAGCCTTTCATTCCATAATCTGATATAGCTTCCATCCCATCCATAGAATGTCTTACAACTACACCATTTTTTCTATCTGTAAAATATGATCTATGTGTATAAAAAGCAAAGCTCTCTGGATTTGTACTTATACCAAAATTTGAATTATAAGGTATTGCTTGCCCTAAAACAGCATTATTTGATGTTATATTAGCATTACCATCAGCATTAAATAAAGCGTCTTTATTAGTTAATATTTTTACAACTTTATTTTCACAATAAGCTATTATATCATTATGTCTTGTGTGTAATAGCTGTACACTGCCATAATCAGGATTAAGCTGTTTTGTAATATTTTCAGCTATAATAAATTGATTTAACCTATTAACATTTGTTTTCCCATTATATATTTGAGAAAATATTAAACCATTAGAAACTACTTCTTCTTGATAATTATCTTCAAATATTGTTGAAACTCTAACTCCTTTACCAACAGGGGGAGCATTAAAGTCATCTCTTATTGTAACACCCTCAACACCATTTTCAAAGCTAATACAATTATAATACGACAATAGGTTCTTATTACCATGATTACTAGCTATTGTCAAATTTTCTTGAGTTTCATAATATAAGTCAATGTCTACATCATCTTGAGGCTCTGTTTCAAATACAGGTGGATTTATAATATTTTTTAAATTATCTGAACCAACTTCATACACTGTTATTTGCATAACATTTGAAACACCATCTTCACCTTGTCTTCTTAATCTTTGCGTTAAATTTGTATCTAGACTAATACCATATACTCTTCTATTACCACTTGATTCCTGATAATGAAATACTTTTTCTATTTTATAATAGTTTGAATCTGCAGCTGGGCCATTATCAAACCTTAAATAATTACCAGCTTTTAAATTTGTTAAAAAAGGAAGTGAACCATAAGATGAATTTGCGTCTGAATAATCTTTATCGGTTCTTATAGCAAAATGATAATTAGCATTTAATAATTCACCACCATGGTTAGTATTGTCCCATCCAACATGCCCTGATGTTGTTGACCACCCACCTGCTGTAACAACTGCATTTCTAACAGATGAAGAAGAAGTATTTTCACCGGCATTACCACCGCATAAAAAATGTAATTGTCTTGGGTCATCATCATCTTCATCACCATCTAAAGATATTGTGCTAATTGCTTTTAAGTTTTGAACATTAGTAGTTTCACCTCTTAATTCATTTATTAAATTAGTATCAGCTTTTAATTTTAAAAAAAATCTACCTTCAAATTCTGGATTACCGCTTTCATCAATTTCTTTAAGACTGACTAATTTAACACCCTTTCTTAATTCTGTTGTTGTAGGGTTATTTTCGTAATCTTCATATAAAGCTATAACATCATTACCAAATTCTTCAGTAAAATGTAATTCAATATCATCATTGCCATTAAAGTTTACTTCTTTTGATTTTACTTCATAAACTTTACTTTCATCATCTCCACATATAAATTTAACTTTTTTACCCGGGCTAAAAGCAGCATATGCGTCTTTTGAAACACCATGTCCTGACCCTGCGTCGGTTTCAAAAAAAGATGTGGGCATTGCTGTAAATTTTGCAGTATCACTTGCTATTTTTAATTCACCAATATTAAATGCAGTTCTTATTGTAACCCTGTTTTTATCTGGCACAGGTGTTGAACCTGGTTTTATTTTAGTTTGATTGTGGTCTTGCTCAAAATTTCTACTAAAACCAAATGATGACGGCCTATAGTCTTCTTTCATAGGCTTCGCTAAGAACTGTGGAGGAGTTGTAAGCTTGTCTAATACTTTAAATTTATCTGTAATTTCAGATGGATTATTACCTGTTTTTTTCTTTAAAATTAATATATCATCAACATCAACTTTATTAATTTCTGCTGATGGAAATGATACATATACATAACCTTGATCATCTTGATAAAAACTATCAGCACATAAATTATATTGTATAGATGAAATTTCTTTAATAAAATATCTATAATTTGTTGCAAAAGACGGGGCTGAAGAAGTTATTTTAGCCATTAATTGCGTCATATTTTTAGCTTGCCCTTGTGGTATTTTTATAATACCAGTCTTATCTGTAAGAACCGGAGTTTGTCTACCGTATTGATCCATATATACAACACCCACTTGGTAAGTTCTATTAGACTTCATAGATTGTCTTTCATTTCTATTAGAATCAGTAGGGTCATATCTATTCCTTAAACCAATATCAAATGTAATAGGTGTAACAGGTAAATCAAATTGATGTGTATAATTACCATATATTAATCTATTTGCTGTTATATCTTGTGACTTTGCCTTTTTAGGCACACTGTCAAATAATCTTAGTAATTGATTTGATGGTAATACTTTAAATATTTGTTCATCTTTTACTTCAAATGTATTAGCAATACTGTTATTTGATTGTCTTTTTATAGTATCTACAATATATACATTTGTTCCCACGGATTCTCTATATATTACATCAATCTCATCAACATCCGCATGTATATTACTATCTAAATTTGTAAGTGTTAACGAGCGCAGTGTATTTACCATTGCTTTATTATAACCATCTTCTGCATCATATTCAAAACCAGAACCTGAACCAACAGTACTATCAGGTAAAAATGCAGCATTAGAAAATGGTGCCAAGCACGAATATTGACCATTATTATATTTATATCTATATGAAAATCTTGGAAATTTTAATTCAAAAAGAGGGTTATCTTCTTGTAATATACATGTATAAGCTACAGCCGCACCCCTAACTTGTTTACTTATTGTTAATATTTCAGCGCCTGTAAAACTTGTGCCTCCCCCGTAATTTGAAGCCATTTTTATTCTAGCTTCTGTTTTAGTTATTACGCCATCCGCTGCAACAAAATCAAAAGTAAATACTATAACATCATTTGCAAGATATGTGGGATCAGCACTAAATGTACCAGACACTGTTGCCCCAGAGTCTTTTGCGTTTTGTAACCCACTACCGCTGCTAGCCGCTAAATTAATAGTACAAGTTACCGTATTACCCCCTTCAGTACCAGCCCCACCTCTTGTAGAACTACTCATAGTTAATCCAGGCGCAGCCTGTGGCGACTTTTTAATAACGTTTATCCTTTCAGCTGTTAAACCTGTGCTTGTACCAGTAGAGCCTGAAGTTTGACTTCTCCAATATTCAATATCAACTTGTCTGGGTTCATTTAAATTATCTGTAAAAAATAAAATACCATCAATAACATTTGCTCCAGTTATAAAATTACTAGTATTAAAATTTAATACGCTTCCACTATCAACTATTATTGTATCGTATGTGTTTGCTTGATAATCCCATTCTGCTATTAAATCTTTTGCTGAAGATGTAATAAACCAATATATTTTATTATTTTTAATATCTTTTACAGTACCAATACATTTTGCACTAGATAAACTTATTGTATCTCTTTGGGTATTACCTAAAATACTTCTTAACGCGCCAACATCACTACCCTCTGAAAAGTCAACGTCAACATTTACAGCGTCTCTATATTCACCATTAGGAATCAATCTTTCATCAAGGTCTTTATTCATTTTACCCTGTATAAAAGCATTTTTAATTTCTGGCATACTTTAGTGTTTTATTACTTTAGATTTATTTCTCATTACTTGAGCTAACTCTCTAGGGTTGAGGTTTGCTAATCTTAATTTTGCGTTTCTCATTGATGCAAATCTATCTCTTTTATATCTTTGAATTACATACTCTGGAAAATTTGTTCTAGCACTTACTATAGAATATACAATATGTTTATATAAAGCTTCTTCTGCAAACTTATGTACTTTCATTTCAGAATCAGTTCCCATACTGTCTGAAATATATTTTATTGTTATTACAGCATTAGCTAAATCAGATGTAAAATGAAATTTACCATTTAATTCATCTATCATAAAATTACCATTTTTTTGAGCAGTTTCTGGATTTAACCCAAATCTTCCGCCGTATTCAGATATTCTTTCATGTGCTCTTTCTAAGTCATTTTCTACATCGCTATTAAATAATCCTGTAAAATTACCGGTATTAGTATCTTTAAATCTTGTTTGTGTAACCGGGGTCTGAGTTAATAAACTATCGTCATCATCAAATAAATATTCCGCATCTGAGTCTTGTAATATAGATTCTGTTGGTATAGATGTATATCTTATAGGATATAAAGGTCTTTCTACGCCTGCTTTGTCAATTCTGGATATTTGGACATAATCTACATAATCTTGTGGCATTAATATTGATAAAGAATTACCAACTTCAACTTCTTGTATTTTTTCTACCTTGGTTAAATCATAACTGAATTCTTGTAGACCTCTTTTAGCATGAAATAAAACATCTGTTCTTTTAACTCTAGGTATTATTTTATCTTTACCAACATAAGAAATCATAAAATTATTAACTATATCTGATAAAGATATATACCTATAACCGCCTACTGGTGTTGTTAACTTAATTTCTACAACATCTCCAGCCGCTCTTTGATTACCAGTTGTAAATATTACTTTACCTGCATTACTCCCGGTTGATGCATAGTTATATATATTATCGTCTACCTCGGAGCCATTTATAAAAACAATAATAAATGATTTGTTTGATGGCAAGGGGTCCATTGTTAATTGAAACTCGGTTTGATTAGCTGTTGCTGTAAATTTTTCCCCCGGAGTATAATACTGATAATGTGTTTGATTTATAAATCCCATTTATTATGCTTTTTCTTGTTGTATATCCTTCATTTCTTCGGCTGATCCTGTTTGGTAAAGATTGCCATCTTTTAATAATATACCAGCCAATGCTAATATCTTATTAACTAATTCTGTTTCTTCAGATTCATGTAGTTCAAAATTAACTGAGCTAGCTGAATCGTATAATCCTGTTGTTGAGTTTGCAGTCCATGATACTGTTGCGGGTACTTTTACATAATTAGCATAAACATTACTAGTTATTTGTGTTGCTAAATTTGTAGTTGTATTAACATCACCATATACTTTTATCCCAGCGTTGTCTCTTATAAATATAGGAAATTCATTTGATGGTTGAGCAATAGGTGATTTTTGAAGATATAGCCATTCTTTTTGAGATACTTGCTCTGCTTCTCTACATGTAGGACAGTTCGTTAATATAGAACCTAATCTGTATAAATCAGCTGGTAAGGTAGTGCCTCCAGAAACTGATATTAATACTTTTTCAAATATACTTATTTTTTCTTCTAAGATTTCCATTATATCAGAATATTCTGTTTGATTTCCAGGTATTCTGCTAAATTGATTTAAATCATAAAAGTATTGCTCAAATATATCTAACTGAGCTTGATTGGCCATTGTGTTAAATTCCTGAGGAGTAATATATCCTCGTTGTTCTTTGTTAGTTATAGCTAACACTCTTTGGTATACTGTGTTTACGTTTACTGCCATTATATTATTGTTATAGGTTAAAGGCCCACAATCGCAGGCCTTTTCCTACAATTGCTTTACTTTAATTTTTTTTCAATATTTTGAAATACTTCAATTCCGTCATCGGTTTTAAAGTAAGCTGCTAATGCTGAATATGGGTTTTCATCAAATGGAACTTTAATTAATTTTCTATCAGTTGACCCCCACATAAATGTTCTTTGGTCATTAGATAGTTTAATAATACCTTGTTCTGTTGCTTTTATACCTACATTTCTAATATTTAGATTTTCATCATTAGCTAATTCTAAGAACAAAGAAGGATTTCTTCTAGCAAATAGCAAGCAATCTCTTTTAAGTTCTTTAGAAGTCATCTTAGACACTCCATTTCCAATCTCAGCTCTTAAAATTGCTTCAATATGATCCAATTCTAAAGATTGAGCTAAATTTAAAGCTTTAATTTCCATTTCTAAATAGTCAATATCATTTTCTGCTATTTGTACTGGATTATGTTCTTTAAATTTTTTATTTAAATCTGGGTGGTGTGCTAAATATTTTTGCAAAGTTTGTTTTTCTTTAGGAACATATAATTGTCCGTCCCTAAAAACAACATGGGTTAATCTTTCTGGGCCTTTCATTTCATCAGCAAATATTGTTTTTTGATTTTCACAATATTTAATTTCTCTTTCATAGCCTAGTTCTTTGTCAAACCATAAACATCCTCTACTTTTTATCATATAAACTATAGGAGATTCACCTATTGTTAGTTCATATAATTTATCTACAAATTGTGACTTTTTTATTTTAGGTGCCACAGCCTTTTCTACTACAGGTTCTACAACCTTAGTCGTTTTTGTTTTTTCCATGATATAATATAATAAAAGTTAAAAATAAAAAGGGCAGGGTGCCGAAGCACCCATTCCTTTTAAATTAAGTATTAAGAGTCAAATCTGATAAAGTTGTTAGCAGCTTGTACTACTAGACATCTTTCTGAAAGATAGTGAACTTCCATGTTATCTTTACCAGTTGTAGATGCTCCACCTACAGAACCAGTAATCCATGATTTCATTCTTCTATCATCAGTTTCAGATGCTCTATATCTTACGTGTAAGAAAGGTCTTCTAACATTTTTACCTAACATTTGGTCATACACTGAAGATGTACCAGCTGGTACTAAAAGTCCTTTTAATCCTCCTACTAAACCTCTTGTAGATTTATCGTTAAGATATTTCCAGTCAGTTTTATAAAAGTCATAAGAACCTCTTCTAAATCCAGAGAATCCTAAGTTAAGTGCCATGTCAGCAGAGTTTTCAAATACACCGTAATTTACACCTGTTGAAATATTAGGGTTTAATCCAGCTAATAAATCATCAACAACTAGATTTGCGTCTCTATTTAAGAACATCATGTTCTCTTCAATAGCTCCTTGCTTATCTAGTTCTTTTAATAGATCATCAAATTCCGATAATACTGCACCTGAATCAAATTGATTAGTTGATACAATACCTCTAGAACCAATAGCGGATAAAAGACCCTCAGTACCTTGAACACCACCACCTGTTAAATCATGAAGCTGGGAATCAGCAGTTGCAGTTCCAGATGTAGCCACCTTTTCTGCTTCAATCATTGACATTTCTAAATAGTCTTCAAATCTTACTCTAGTATCACCTTCAGCCTTCATATACCATAAGTAACCTGCTGCTCCAGACTCACCACTTACTTCAACCCAACCAATTTGAGCTGTATCAGAACCAGAAACCTCAAAGTGATCTTTGATAATAATTGGTCTGTTAGTAAATGATTTAAAGTTTGGTTCAATAGCGTTAGTCATAGAATCAGTTCCTTTTCCAAATTCAGAACCGTATACAAAGAACTTGATAGCTTTACTACCTGTAGCTGATGTTCCAGCTAAGTCATTAATATTTTCAGCTCCATAAGGCATAAGGTCTAATTTAACACCATTAGCATAATCTGCAGTGGCATCTTCGATCCCTTTATTAACACGAGCTTTAAATACTACTCCTTCTACTACAGCTACTACAGTTGCTCCTTTTCTAACTGCGTGAGCTTCTGTTGCACCTGAGTCAATTCCTGTAATTGCAGTAACTATACCAGTAACTACATCTACAGTACCATTATAAGCTAGGTGTAATCTACCTTGCTCAGACCAAATAACTTGGTCAGAAGCCATAGGCATTTCAGCACCTACCATTCTCAAGAATGAAGAAACAGAACGGTTACCGTACCTTTCTACCTCCTGAGCGTACAATTCAGGTAAAAATTGTTGTGACCAATTTTTTCCATCTGTACCATGAAAATTTAAATAGTTAGACGACAGCGTTACTTTTTGAGTTGCTGGGCTAACTAAACTGCCGGCCGCTGGGCCAGCAAATGAAACATTATTTGCCATTTTTCAAAAGTTTTTAATAGTTTTTTAATTTTAGTTTAATTCCTGACAAATCATCTCCGCTAACAACTCTTGCTTTCATTCCACCAGCCTCAATATCTTGGTGCCCTGATCTAGGACTCATATTGATATTTTTGGCAGACTTAACAGATTGCTTAATAGCATCTGCCTTGCCTTGTTCATAAAAGTGTTGAGCGATAGCATCGGAATTCATCGCGGTAAACAAAGCTTTATGATAACCAGGAGCATCAGCCATCTTATTTTCTTTATCCAAGAACTTCTTAGTAAAGTTATTGATGTCGCTCTGGGTTTCTTTAACCTCATTTACATTCTTCACATTAAACCTAAATCTCTTATCCCCGACATTATATTCAAAACCTTTGAACTTATCGTTAAAAAGCGAAGTGGTTTTACTGTTAAACACATCTCTTTGAGATTGTGTTATTTTTTGATTAGCTTCGGTTTCTTCATTATATCTATTGAAAAAATCCATAGCTTTCTGGGCCTCAGGTGTCAACCTGCTCCCAGCCTTAATTTCTTTATAATATGTTGCTCTAGCATTTTCTAATTGATATTTTGCCTCAGCAACCGCTTCTTTAAAAGCTAATTTTTTTCTTTTTATATCATTAGGTTCGTCAATTTCTTCATCATAAGAAAAACTATCATCAATTAAAAACGTTACTTCTTCTTGTGACAAATGTGGTTTACTGCGAGAATAATATTCTTGTAATAAATCCATTTGTTCGAACTTTTCATAATCTTTGTTTAAAGCAACATAATCTTCTAAATCTCCACCAGTTTCATTCATAAACTTAACTAAGTCTTGGATATTTTCTGGATAGTCTATTGATTCTTGTGCTTCAACTTCCGGTAATACTTCTTTTTGTTCCGGTGTGGGGTCGGCAACTTCAACGCCTGTTTCCACTCCTGTATCGTCAGCTGAATCTTCTTCATCTGTAATTTCTTGTAATACCGATTCTTCTTCTACCGATTCTTCCTCTTTATTGTTTTCAAGGGCCTCTTCAGCAACGACTTCTTCAACAACTTCCTCAACAACTTCGTCGGGGGTTTCTTGTTTTGGAGCGTCTTCTACTTGCTCTGGAACGGTATCTTCTTGGTTATTAATTTTACTGTAGTCAACTTTATACATGTTTGATTCTTCATCAAACCCTGCATTTTTTTGTACTACTTCTTCTTTTTCTTGCACAGATAATTCTTCACCTGTGTCTAACACTTTAGCTTTAATTTCTTTTGCCATAATAAAATATTATATGATTATACAATTTATATATTACTTAGGTTCAAACGCACCTAAGTTAAAATTACCGCTTAATATATCGTTTCCTGCCGATTCAAATTTTTTAGGCGGTTTACCAGATTTTCTCTGGTCAATTAATTCAGATTGTTGAGATGCCTGTATTTTTGTACGTTCATCTTTACGATCTTCTTTTTTATGCATTCCAATAGATTCTGAATCAGCTTTAACTTTTGCTAAAGCCATATTCATTTGAAATTCAATTTGCATTAACTGCTTTTTTAACTCTGCTTCTCTGTAAAGTTTATTAGTATCTAATTCGTTTTTAGCTTGTTCTAATTGTATTTTACTTTGAGTTAGAGCTTGTTGTTTTTGTACCTCTGCTTGTGCTGCAACCTGCTGTGCCTGAGCATTTGCCTGTGATTGTGCTTGGATATTTTGTTGTTGCATTTGCTGGTCTCTTTCTTGCTTTTTCTTTCTTCTTAATTTTAAAAGTTGATTAGCAAGTTTAACATTTTTAATCATTCTAATATCAATAGCATCTTCTAATTCAATATTATTTTGTGCTATTGCTACTTGAATATTATTTTCTAATAGTTGTTTTTCTTCTTCATCCGGTTCTAATTCTAAGAATATACCAAAATCATGTAAATGTAATTCTGATAATTCTTTCAATGTTCCAACGTTATGAGAACCTATGCTTTGAATAAATGCACTTGCTGTTGGGGAATATTCTAAAACATCTGAAATTCTTAATGATATTTTTTCAGCCATTTCAGCAGTTAGGAATAATCCACTTTGCAATATATGTCTTGTAGCTGTATTACTATTAGCCGCTGCCAATTTTTGCACACCAACTAACGCATTTTTATCTGGCGAACTTCCATCTCTAGCTTCATTAAGTCCCGTGGCGTCTCTCATCATTTGTAAATAATAATTATATGTACTTATTAATGCCGCTAATTTACCAGTACCTGCGCTATTATTTATTTCTTGTATTGGTACTTTACCAGGATTCATGTCCCCATCAGATGTAAATGATCTACCAATTATACTACCAGTTTGGAAAAACATGTTTAATGCTTCTTGAGGGTTGTAGTTACTGCCATTACCTAAATCAACTTCTGCTAATCCATCAGCATCAACATATACACCATCAGGAACCATCCTAGAAAGTATTTGTTGAATTTTTAAATGAGTTAATTGAATCATATCTGCAAATCCAGTGACTCTGCTAACTAAAGATTCAACTTGCCCATTATATAATCTTGGAGCTACTATAGAATAATTAAGTTTAACTTTATTTACATCGCTTTTTTCACGCAACATATTTTCACAAAGATTCCATTTAAGCAATTGTTTAGCCCCTGGTAAATATACACCTTCATAGACAACCTCAATATTTTTAGCAATACGCTCAAATTTTAATCCCTCAACCATTGGTGGATTAAAAGCGTCTGATTTTTTAATAATTTTTTCAGCACCAGTTGCCGTTTCTTTTACTTTATAAACCTCATTCATGTACGTTTTGTAACTAAAGTACATTAATTGAACTGAGTTATTATCTGTATTATTAACTTGAGAATTATACTTGTTGTAGCTATTGTAATCTCCATTACCTTGGCTTTGTATTTTCTTTAAATCTTCATCTGTTAAATTTGGAAATTCTTTTTTAACTTCTGATATATTAACATTTTTAATTTCACCTACATAATATATGTCATCAAAATACGGGGATTCAGTATAAGAATAAACAATATTTGCAGGATCAACATATTCAATTTTTATTCCTTCTGATTGTGTAAAATTGTTTTTAACACAAGCCATTCCAAGAACAGCTAAATCATAATAAAACCTTTTCTTAGTTAACTCATAATTATTTTGATTGAATATAGTTGCTATAGCTTGTTCTTCTGCAATTTCAATTCCTTGCTTATAGCTTAGCTGCATATGTAATTCTAACTCTTCGTTATTTTCTGGGAGTTGATCTGCGGGTGAATTATATATATTAATACCAAATTCTTTTTGGGCATACTCAGATAACTCTTTAGTTTTCATATCCATAAGCATACCTTCCATATATTTGGTTCTTTTATTAACACCAAATGGATCTTGTGAAAATGCTTTTATATCATAAGTTCTTTCTGCAATACCATTTACAACTATATCTACAAATTTAGGTATAATAGGAACTGGCTTCCAGTCTAAATTAAGATATGATAAATCACCATTAATAGATAATTCGTCTTTATATTTTTGTATGCTTTGTTCTCCTCTAGCATACAATCTTAATTTATGAAAATTATTTTGGTTTTGAAAAAATCTATTTACTCCATGCGATTTTTTAAACCACTCATTTTCTATAGCTCTTGCAACTTCTAAGCCATATTCCATACTCAACTTTACATCGTCTCCTACGGTTTGACTTGGAAAATGTGATTTCATAACTGATTCAGCCATACTATTCTTTTATTATTTTTGATAAACTTCCTTTATTTTCGTATTTTGAAAAATTAATATTTACTTTTTGCTTTATTCTTTCAGCGTGTGGTCTATACTTATTTTTATTACATGCCATAATTGCTAAGCCTGAGCTAATAGCGGCATCAAACTTTGTTCTTTTATTTATATCAAATTTAGCCCAATCATTAAGTGTTCTATTAAAATATAGATCTCCATATGAACCATCTGACATAATACCAACGTGGTCATTAATATAAGTTTCAATTGCAGCCGCGTGTGCTTGTCTTATATCTTCACTTGAGTTAGGTATTCCACCTATTTCTTTTTCTGTTACTGATAACTTATTCTTAGCCTTATCAGGCCTATTCATTGAATAACCTCTATAACCTCTTCTTTTAAAATAATATAATAATCTAGGTTTATTGTTTTCTGCAAGTATTGGCATTCCATAAAATATGCAAGCCATTAAAACATCTTCAAAAAACATTTCAGCTGTTTGGGGCCTGGCTACATATTCTAAAAAAAACATATTAGCAGGAGCATTATCCATACTAAATTTAGTTAAGCCATGCAAAGCCCCCTTGGAGCCTTGCCCGTCAGTTGTTCCTGATATATCATAACTATCACAACCAAAAGCGCCCATATGTTCATTACCTGGGTATTTTATACCATTTTTAATTATAATATTATTTTGTAATTTTATACTCGGAACCCAGCTGATTTTAAACCTTCCGTTAAGATTTGGTGTAAACTGGACCTCTGTGTCCTTAATTCCATTTTTCCACGTAAAGCTGCCAACGGTAACTTGCGACAGATTTGCGACTTCATCATTGTAATCAATTTGTTCGTAAATTTTTGCTAGATTAAATATGCTATTTCTTGTTTCATCTCTAAAGGCATGTTCTTCGGTTCTAGGAAATTGCCTATAAAATTCGTTTAATGCGTCTTGGTCTCCTTTTAAACCTTCAACTTCATTTTCCCAGTGGCTAATAACTCCAACATCAATAATTGATCCGTGGAAATCCTTAATTTCTTTTTCCGGTGTTTCGAATACAGGTATTCCATAAGAATCAATGAATCCTTCGAAATTCCATTCCATAGGAATGAACAAAGAATAGAGTCCTGAGCGAGTCTGTCCATTGCGGTTTCTTTTTGTAACATCTGAGTCATTATATAATTTTTTAAAATTATCACCACCTTTATCTGACGAGTTACTTGTTGAACCCATCATACACTTACCAATTACCCTACTACCTAATCTTAATGTGGTTTTCGTGACCCTCCAGTTGTTGAGGATATTATTGGGCTTTTCCCACTTCCCTGATTCGTCGTGTACGAGGAGTTTGAGTTTCTCCCCATCGTAGGCATTATCACCGGTGTTCTTCCAATCGATGGTCGTGTCAAGTCCCTTGAGATCCTCCAGGGTTTCGTCGGCGGCAGTGGGTGCGGCGGTAAGTTTACGACGGGTGTACTTGGTTGCGGGGACACGGTAGGCAAGCTCGGTCTTTGGACGGTCCATTCCGTCCTGGGTCGGCTTGAAAAAGAAGGGATAATTAACTGATATGGGTACCACCTTATCTGTGAACATCTTCTTTGCATCAGCACCGGACTTGGATAGTATACCATACCTGGAGTCACTTGATATGGTTGCCAAGTTAACCACCTCTCCTGAGGCCATGAAAGAAAACCCGGAACGCCTATTCTTAAGGTAACACATCCCATAGGATCGTGGATCTGCCTTACAAGCTTCCCAGAAAATAAAGAATAATCTATTTGACTCTCTGAACTCTGGAGCCCCGACGTCAATCTTAGACCACTGCAGGTACATGTAATGAGTACCACTAATGTAAGTAGGAATGCCTTTGTTATAAAACCAAAAACCTTCCTCCCTACGGGTAAACTCATTATCGATGTAATCATACCATTTTTCTTTAAATTCTTGTGGATATTGTTTGAAATCTAAAACATTTTTAATTCTTTCTAAAGGTTTTGGATATTCAAACCTACCCCACTTATTATTTTCAAATTTATATATATTTTTTTGTTTTGGTAAAGCTATTTTAAGATTTTGTATTTCATATATCTCACCAATCATTCCCGTTTTACTTATAACGATAACGTCGTGCTCTTTATTATAGCCGTATTTCCACTTTTTTGCTTTATTAAGCCTTTTAATCGTATTGATTTTTATAGGCTCTATAACGCTATATAATGATTGCTTATACATTACTTTGATCTTCCTTCAGCAAACCCTTTAAAACTATTCTGTTTTTTTGTTTCTTTAGGCTTATCGTTTAACATATTTTCCTCTTCTTGTATTCGATTAAGTATTTCAAAAGCATCAAATATTGCCAGCTTTTTAGTTGCTGCTGCGTTTTTTAATCTATCAGCTGATATATCATCATCACTATCTACAATAGCTTCTTTAGCAACCTTAATAAGTTCCTCAACTGCCCTATGCCCAGCTTGGATTATATTCTTTTTCGTTTCCTTGACGTTCATACTTAATAGATATTGAATTAGTTAATACTCTATACAATCTTTCACCATTAACAATAAATTCATATTCACTGCTCGGTGTAAATCCAACTAAATCTTCTTTATTTATATCTTTAAGCTCTTTATCAACATATTTGATAATACCCCTTAATGGAACTTCTTTTTCTAATAATATATTATTTGATTCAATTGGTTTAATAAAACAATAACCTTTTGGTGCATACCATTTGTTATTTCTTTTATATAAAAATATTTGGTCTGACTTAACAAAATACTTGTTATCCTCCCAATAGCTTCTACTATTTTGCTCTATACCCCTAACATCATACCATCTTCTAAAAACATTATGATGCACGACAACTTCGTCACCTATTTTAATTTCGGTATCTTCTAATTTAGGAGTTGATAAAACAACACCAATACGACTTACATATCGATGATCAGATATTTCTGAATTTAATATCAGCTCTTTATCATCGATTTGTTTTATATTGTCGTATCTTTTGTTTTTTGGTTTTATTATAAAATCAAAAACGCCACGCATTAGTATTCTAAATTGTATTCAACTGCTACAGCCATATTTTTATTAAAGTCTTTCCAAGGTAAAACCTCGTTCTTTTTTTTAATAAAAATAGAAAATTTATTATCTTCTTCAATAATTGAATCTATTGTATGACCACCATATACTTCTTGTCCAACAGAATAATGCATTGCATCATTTTTATAATCTCTCCCTATACTAATCTTCCTTATTAGCCTCATCTTCCTCAATCTCTTTTATGGTTCCATCAGTTAAATTTACTGAAACTTTACCATATTTCTCTTCAAGTGTTTTTTGCAACTCTACTAATTGAGCCTGCGCTTGATTAACCTGCATTACACCCATCTGTTTTTGAATTTCCAATCCACCAACTTGCATTTGCAAATTATTAATTTCTTGTACTTTTTCTTGAATTAGTTTTAATTCTTCGTCTGTGATTTTTAAATCATCTGTTTTCTTTGTCATAAAATTTAATTTTAATTGTTATTACTATGTTTATATCATTACGTATTTTACGTAATTTTTACTTTATTAATTTAATGCTAAAGGTTCTTTGTCGTAAGTTCTACCTTTGGAATCAAATTTTTCAGTCATCCAGAACATACCATCAGCTTTCCATTGACCATGCCATCTAGCGACTCCTTCATGTGGTTTACAGTCAGGTTTTGCAAACTCCCACACTCTACTTGAATTATCTTTTATTTCATCTAAAGATTTTACGTAATATAAATCAAAAGGCCCTAACTTAGATGCTTCTTTCATTAAAACTGGTAAATTTTCATCAATTTCACCTGTTATACAAATATCTATATCAGTTGTTTTCCAGCCTTGTAAAATACCCCCAACTAAATATAACTTATAATGTGCCCAATTCATTTTTAATAAATCATCAATACACCCTTGATATAAATCATCGTCTAAGCTTTCCATCCAAGGAATAAGCGTATAACCTCCGTTTACATATCTTACCTCTCCGTCTGTTTTAAGATTAAGGCTAGCTGTGTTTAAATTTTCAAAATATCCCATATTATATATCGTAATCTGTTAATTCTACTATAATTCCCATAGAAACCCCTTCCCAGGTTTTGCCTGATGAACTTTTTTGGTAGCCAAAACTTAATTCATCTCCTGCACTAAATGTATTGCTTGATGTTGGACTCCATGTTATTTTATCACTTGCAATAGTTAGTTCTGAACTACTAGCCACCTGTGAACCATTTACATAAAGGAACAGTTGAGTTGTAAAACTACTACTTACGCTACCTGATACATTTTTCATAACAACTTTGGCTACTTTACCTGCACTAGGCATGGTTAAATTGTGATAGTAAGTTCTACTTGAAACTGTCACCTCTTGATCATGTCTATTGAACGGAACAAGCAATATTGAACTAGATGTTCCATCATACCAATTACTATTAAACAAACAAGGTATATTCCTATCAGCTATATTTCCAGTTACGTTTATACCAGTACTTGTTGTAGCTAATTTTGCATTACCTGCTGTGTAAAGCGTTACTGCTCCACCATCTGAAGCAGTTATCATGTTTTGTGTATTACCTGAATTATTTATTTGTAAATTTGTAGCCAATATTTGCAAATTACCTGTTCCTTGATCGCTGATAAAAGAGTGACTTCCGTCATGGTATATTTGTAAATCATCAGTAGTACCAAAATTAGCTTTTACATTATCGTTAAATCTTGCGTTTTTA